CACAATCGAGTACGCAGGGTATTCCACAATCAAGTACGCAGGGCATTCCACAATCAAGGACGCAGGGCATTCCACAATCGAGTACGCAGGGTATTCCACAATCAAGGACGCAGGGCATTCCACAATCGAGTACGCAGGGTATTCCACAATCAAGTACGCAGGGCATTCCACAATCAAGGACGCAGGGCATTCCACAATCGAGTACGCAGGGTATTCCACAATCAAGGACGCAGGGCATTCCACAATCGAGTACGCAGGGTATTCCACAATCAAGTACGCAGGGCATTCCACAATCAAGGACGCAGGGCATTCCACAATCGAGTACGCAGGGTATTCCACAATCAAGGACGCAGGGCATTCCACAATCAAGGGTATAAAATATTTTGAAGGAAAACCAGTAAATAATAACTAAAACACCCGGATAGTGACCGGAATTATTAACCTAAACAAAAAACATGGAATTATATGAAACGATTAAATCAGAATTACCAGCCATAAGGATTGTTTTATTCATGGCCATGGTGATGGTAATAATAATTCAAGTAATAATAATTAGAGGGCTTAAAGAAGAAAACTACATGTACGAAACGCAAAGGATGGATTTACTCCGGTCGACTGAAAAAGCCGAAAAAATAGTGAATGATTGTATACTTTTGGAGCATTATCTTAAACAAAGGATTGATTCTTTAAATGTTCAAGATTCAATCGCTGAGATAAGGCAAAACAACATCGCTAATTATGAAGGGTATATGCAAGCCAACGCAATAATGGTAAAAATGCCGCCTTTTAATGATGAACCGAATTTGGGTGGTGATAACTAAAAATACTTAAAGATTATGATAACAAAATTGAAATTATACGAGGTAAAAGAGATTGAGCCTGAAACAGTAGAACACTTTATGCTTATGCAAAAAGATATTGATGCAAAGATAGAAAGCAGATGGGTTTTGATTTATATGTCAACAAATTATGATTGGGTGGCAAATAGTATTGAAAGAACAAAAGAAAGTAATAAAAAATACTATCCAGAAAAACATTTTGAACTTAAAATATTTAGTGTGCGGTTGCCTTCTTAGTATTACCGCTAACACCAATATAAAGAACATTTAAAAACTTAATTAACAGCAACATTTTAATAAATTATTCGTATATTAGTCTAAAACTTAATAAAATGAAAACACTTTTAAATTACCTACTAAATAAGCGATGTATTTTATCCATTGCTATGCGATTTTTAAGCGAGGGCAAAAAAGAGCAGATATATATAGCAAGATTTAGATCTGAATTAGCATTTTGGGGTCATGGTGTTTCTGATATGACGGATGAAGAAATAAAAGAAGGAATTAAAAAAATGGGTGAAATGGTTGAAGCTTGCAGAATGACAACAAATGAAGTTGCAGAAGCTTTTAAAGCGGTGGCAAATTGTCGTTAACGTTGATAATATGAAATCGGTGGGGATTTGAAACACCTACCAACCAAATAAAATTGAAGTTAAACCAAAGCAGAAAGGGTAAATTAAGCACTGCAACCCCACTGTTTTATATTTATTGTTGTAGTGCGTTTTTGAGCGATGGATTACTTAAAATTAGTAGAAGATTTAAACCAAGAGATGTACGACAAGCACGGTGAAAACGAAGAGCAATGGTACTATATGTGTACAGGCTTCGTAGATGTGATAGGGTTTGGTGATATAATGCTTTGGAATAGTGAGGGGTGCGATAGGCGTTGGATAGAAAGTAAGAATGATTATGAACCGCTTAAACCTTATCTAAAGAAGAAGCTTAAAAAGTACGGGCAAAAGATAAGTGCGTTGGCAAGCTAATGCACTACAACAATCAGATAAAGAACATTTAAAACTTAATAAAATGAAAGCTAAAATTGAACAACTAAAGACAGGCAACCAGGCATTAATTAAAAAACATGCTGAAGATAACGCCAAATTTTGGGAGGCTGCAAAAGCATTCTCTTATTTTAATTATTCTAAAATCGGACGGGCTAAAATCTTTTAATCATGGAACTTCTTAAAATAACACAAGTAAGCGCATGGATTGCCTCAAGGAATGGTGGCAAACCAATAAACCAAGATTATTCTGATTATATAGGACTTACCGAAAGGATTAGGGTAATGGAATCAATAAAGTCAAAAGAAAAGCCTGTTAGTGTATTAATGCCTAAAGATTTACTATTTTTGTTTGAACCGTTATTATTTGACAACTAATGAATGAAAACCTATATAGAACAATAGAATTAGTCTTAACGATAATATTAATCATAGGGCTTATTGTGTTCTTGTTCTCAGGGAATAGAATGTATTAACTAAAACTATAATAAATGAAAGAACTTTTATTAAAAATAGGATTGCTAATCATGAGCATTATTATTGTCTTATGGTACCGTTGGTTTTGTAAAACAAAATATGGCTTGCGGTCAAGTATTTCAATGAGTGCCAAAAACTTCAGGGATGACGGGAAACAATTTTACACCCATTTTTTTATTACTTTCGGTATTTGTTTTCCGGTGGCTTATATTGCACAGACTTATTTAATCACAATAGCGGCTGGCTTATTGTTTTGCATTGGGATAATAACAGGGTATAATAAAAACCTCAAGGAATTGCCCATACAGCATGTTGTACATGTTTTCTTTGCTTTTATCCCTATAAGTATTTTTGTGCTTGGGTTGGTATTTATTAATCTTTGGTATTGTGTGATAATGGGGTTATGTTTGGTCCCTATAATTAACTGGCTGGTAAAAAAGGATAAGGATATAACCCGGAAAGTGGAATATTTAGTGATTTACGCGGCTTGGGTAATATTTGCGATTGAATTATTTAAAGAATATTTAAATTAACATGAAAAGACTACTATTAATACTACTTCTTGGGGCAGCACTGGGGAGTATAAGCGCACAAAGCGCAGTAACACACCAAAAAACTTGAGTTCATAGACGGAAACCCAACCTATGACTATACACTTGTATTTAAAACCCATATACAAGCTATGTGGATGTATAACCGGTTTTCAAGGGCAGGGAAATACCGCCCAATAATAAGGGAATGCATGGTATTAAAGTGCGAGTATCATATAAAACTACACCCTGGGGATGAATTTCTATTCATGAAAAATGGGAAAAGATTAATTGTTCCGTATAGGTTACAGATAAAAACAAGGATTTAATTTGCATAAGTCTTTTAAAAAGACTATAATTGTATTGATGTTTTCATAATGTATAGGCAAAGGGGGTATTAAGATATGTGTAGCCCCCTTTGTTTTTAAAAGAAGGCCGTAATAGGATACACATCGAAATTAATTTGAACTAAGTTCTTTAAAATACTAATCGTAATTATACTAATGGGTGAGAATAATGGGCTTGAAATATCCATTTTTCCGAAATTCTTAAAAGCCTTGCGAAGTAGCTGCCATAATATAGTAACCGGAGAAGTCCTATAATTACGTATAAAGGGTGTATCGGTTTATGTTTTAATTGAGAGATGGCGTGGGATACACCCTTTATTTTAAAATATTGAATACATAAGTGAACTAATAACCTTTACTTTTAATGGCAGATTATTTTAAAATACAAAAACCAATTTTTATAACCACGGAGGTATCCAATGAGCTGCCTAATAAAAAAAAGCTTTACAGTGTACAGCGGGGAAATGGTGCCTGGTGCCAATTTGCTTATGACCCAAATGACACTAAAAAAGTTGATGAGTTTAAAAAGAATTTCATTAATTGGAAAAAACTAATGCCAAAGAAATGAAAATAAAAGACAAAAATATAGGCTATTTATTATTTGGGATAACATTATTTATAATCGGTATTATATTAATGCTTAATTATATATTTAACCATTAAACTTAATTTTATGATGGGAATAGATACTAGTTGTTGCGATAAATGCGGAAGGTCATTTAATGGGAAGGGCTATATTGAAGTTGATGGATGGAAAATTTGCGGGATATGCCAGTTTGAAAATAATGACCGAAATTACGACTATCCTATAAGTCAGTCAGTGTAAACAAAGGATTCGGAACATTTGCCATGAGTGAACTAGATAAAGAACACCAAAAAGAGCTAATAAAAAAAGTCATCCAGGAAGATGAGGAATATGGTTTATACGATTCCTGCGAATTTTGTAAATACAAACGACTTGAAGATACTTTTGAGGAATTGCTAAAACAACATATTGTAAGTTCAGAACTTAAGGATTTCTACCGGAACAAAGCTTATAAAAATGACTAGATTAAAAGAAGTCTTATACGAAATAGAAGTAAAGAACAACGCGCTAAGAAATTGCAAAGGTTGTGCCCAAAAAACCCGGCTATTGCAAGCATTAAGATATTTAAAAAAAGAACTTGAACAATTAACCAGCTAATATGAAAATCTTAATCTTAATACCTATATTATGCTTCTTATACACGGCATATTACATAATGTCCGCAAGGAATTACCTGTTTATTGATAAATTAGGCGTGTTAGTATTCGGGGCACTGGTTTGGTCAATACCTTTTATTATGTTTTATTATATACTATTTAATTAGGAATTGTAAATAATGTTTCGTAATTTTAATGTAAACAAAACTACTATATTATGAAAACACTACTAACAATTACCGCAATTATCCTTTTATCTTCCTGCGGGGCGATGAAAGAAGGAATACACAGCAACTACATTTTATACAACAAAACACAAGCTTTTTTTGTATTGGAAGAAGTAAATCCCCATAAGCTAATAGTTGAGAACGCCCAGGGAACACAGAAGTTTAGGCTTTATGATTACAATCAGGTATTTAATGTCTCGGATACTATATTAACCATAGAAAACCAATGGGTATTTGGACAGATAAAATTTGTAAGATGAAAAGAGCTAAATTAATAAAAAAAATACAAACATCTGCTAGATGGGGATTATGCGCATGGATATGCGTTGGCATTTATAAAGAAACTGGGATTTACACTTTAATTTTTGCATTACTTTTGTTTATCTACACAGAGATAATGCAATTATATTTAAATAAAAAGTTTTCAAAAACAGATGATAAACATGAAGTATAAAACAATTGATATGGATGTAGTATTGTTACGTATATTATCATATAAATCGATATTAGATTTCGGCAAATATAATATGTCTAGCGTACAGCAATTACTCGATTTAAAAAAAACAGGTTATTTACGATGGGTTTATTACTCATGTAGTAAAATTTCATTTACATATGATATACTTAAAGAGATAGGGGTTATTACAGACAAGTATGACGACAGAATTGAGAAACCAGGTACTGATATTGAATTATGGGAAAGATTAGATGCTATTAAATTTAATAGACTATGCTATCGTTTAAGCCCAAAACACGTCATGAATAGGTATAGGATGGGATTTAAACATAAAATGCGTGCCAATAAAAACAAGGATAAAATATTTTTTTCTAAAAGGTCAATGCAGAGTAGGAACCATGGAAGACAAACAACAATATAGTTTCAGTATTAAAGCAATACACCACAACGATAAAAAGTCATTTGAGTTCTTTAAATACGATGATAGGATTGATATTAAAATAACTAAATAGGGTATAATGTTCTAGAATAATAAACCATGAACAAAACAAAACGATACAGACAACTAAAAAAATATCTAAAAACATTAATGATAAGAAAAGTGTTTCTTTCAAGTATATTAGACAATGAAAAAGAACCTAAACAAAGAAGGATAAAAGCTAGTTGTCTAAAAATAAAGCTTTTATATAAAATCTGCGAAACATATAAAGAAATGGGATATATAGCTGAATATAAAGGTAAGTTATGGACTAGACTTTGGACTAGATTTTTTATAATGATCATGATCATAATCATTATATCCCAAATCATAAATATTTGCAATTAACTAATTAATTCACTATATTGCGGTTGTTAAATATTTGAGTAATATTATAAAGAAAAAGCTAAAGATGAACAAACAAAGTAAAATACAAATAACCGAAATAACCGATAGCTTGCAAAAGCTAAGAAAATTATCTGAAAAATATTTATATCATATAAGATGTGCCGAGAAGTGTTTTAATGAAATAGCTGAACTAAACCCAAATAAAGAAGTAACAACGACAATATCTGATAAAGGATTATTACAGAACCTGAGAAATATTGATTAAAAATGCCAGCAACAAAAGATAATGAGCCTTTCTTAAATAAAAAGCAATGACATACACTAAAGAACAAATAGAAAAAGCTAAAGAAACAATAATACAAGGTATCTATGAAGGTAAAAGCCTAAAAAGTATCTTAGATGAAGATAAATTACAAGATGAAGGCAGAACTATACCAGATAGATCAATAGTATATACATGGCTAAACGAAAACCACGAAAATTATGACGCAATATTTTTCAACAATTACGCGCATGCGCGCGAGGATTCAAGCGACTTAGACGCTGATAGGATAGAGGATTTAAACGCAGAAATAAGGTCTAAAAAAATAGACCCGCAATCAGCTAGGGTAATTGCGGATAACCTCAAATGGATTGCAGGTAAAAAGAAGCCAAAAAAATATGGTGACCGCACTTCTTTAGATTTATCTGGAGAATTAAAACAAACTAAAGAAATTACCCTTACAGATGATCAACTGCAAAAGATTATAGATGAAATCAAGCCTTGATATTTTAATACAGCCGGCGCGTATAAATTTTTGGGCATTTTGTTGTTACTATGATTATGAATTTTTTAGGATAAAAAGACCGTTCCTTTATCAAATAGCAGAAGCATTACAAAATATATCAGATAAAAAAATACACTCGTTAGCTGTATCGTTACCCCCCAGATCGGGAAAATCATATATTATATCTTTATTTGCAGCGTGGGTTATAGGTAATAACCCCGAAGGGTCTGTGATGCGTAATTGCTGCACTGCAACGTTATATAATAAATTCTCTTACGATACAAGGGATATAGTAAAATCGGGTAAGTTTAAAAATGTGTTTCCATATATAGAGTTATCGAACGATAAAACAGCGGTAACAGGATGGAATGTAAAGACAGCCAAGCAGGTTACTTATTTCGGAAACGGCGTAGGGGGCACTATTATTGGTTTCGGTGCCTCTTTGGTGGCTATAACAGATGATTTATATAAGGATCATAACGATTATTTCAGCGAGACTATAAACGATAAGATATTATTTTGGTATGATTCTGCCCATGGTTCCAGACAGGAGAATGATTGCCCTATAATAGACATGGGCACAAGGTGGGGCGAATGTGACGTAATAGGCACTAACATAAAAAAAGGCAAATACGATAAAATAATAACAGTTCCGGCATTAAATGACGAAGGCGCGACATTTTGCGATGATGTTAAAAGTACTCAGGAATACCTAGATATTAAAAAAGACATAGATTCTTTTATATGGAACTCTGAGTATATGCAAGACCCCCAGCCATTAGAGGGATTGGTATTTCCTGAGATTAAATACTACGATGAACTAAATGATAATGAAGGAAACATAATAGCCTATGCAGACACGGCAGACGAGGGAACTGATTACTATGCAATGCCAATAGCTAAACTAATAGCAGGAAAGGTTTATATAATTGATGTTATTTTTAACCAGTATAACTTAGATACTAATACACCTTTATTATTGTCAATGATTGACAAATACAATATAGACAACCTTCATATAGAAACCAATAAAGAAGGTGGATTGTTAGTTAAGAACCTAAGAAACCAAACTAACTGCACCATAAGGGGGCTATTTAATACAGCCAATAAGATGAGCCGTATATTTACGCAGAGCGGGTTTATAATGGACAACTTTTATTTCAAAAAGAACCATTCAAACCCAGAGTATGAGAAGTTTATCAGCCAGACTAAACGAGTAATGAAAACAAGCCGGTCGAATGATGATGCCCCGGACGCATTGGCAGGTCTGGCTTTTATAATAAGAAGGAATTTTCTAACTTAAATTATTTATTAAATAATAATATCAAGGCTAATAATGAATGTAACAGTAATACATAAGAAAACAAACAAATCAACAGTGTGTTGTATTGCCGAAGCTGCTAGAATAATAGGTATCCAATATAAGAGATTGCAACGATGGAGGGATAAACGTATTAAAGATGGTACATACATAGAAGATTATTACAATTACATTATATATTTCAATACCTATATAATCAAACAAGATAAAAGGGGAATGTCTTTTTAACGCCGATTAATAGGTTGTTATTTAGAATGATTCTAAATTGTGGATAATATATTTTATCTTTGAATAGTAATTACTATATCAATAGATGAAATTATTCAGTTTAGGAAAGAAACTTAATAAATTAAGGGGCAAATCTTCCTCTTACGGATACTATTCAACATACATAACCAAAGACCAGCCAGTTTGGCAACTGTTCACAGAGTTCTCACATTACATCCGAGCCTTTGAATGTAACCCCATAGTCAACGCTGTTATTTCTTTACGTGCCAGGTTCTTCGCTAATATGAAGTTTACCCTTGTAGAAGTAGATACAAATGAAGAAATAATCAAAGGGCACAAACGGTTTAAGGAATTTGAAAGGCTAATAAATTTATTAGCCAGCCCTAACCCACTACAAAGTACATGGGAATGGCTGAAGTTTTCAAGCATTAACCAGGATGTATTCGGTAATTCATACGACTATGCGGCGGTACCAAAAGGCTACGAAGATAGGTTTACTTATGAAGATGTAAACGCTATAAATAACATACCGCCTTATCTATTAGCCCCTGTGTTGACTGGTAAATGGTTAGAGGCAACAGAAAAAACTGAAATTATATCAAAATTTGTATTAACGGTCGACGCCAAACAACGTGACATTAATACAAATCAAATATTTCACAGGAACTATCCTAACCTTAAAATGGATAATACCTTTACGCAGGGCGAATCTTTGCTGAAAACTTTAGCCCGCCCTATATCAAACATCGATGCAGCACTGGAAAGCCGTAATGTTATTATCCGTAAACGAGGTGCAATAGGCGCATGGGTAAGTGATGCTAAAGATCAGATTGGTTCAGTGCCATTAAGTGAGCTAGAAATAAAAAAAGCACAAAAGGCATTTGAAAAATACGGGACATTAGAACATCAATATCAACAGATGATTAACCCAATAGCTTTAAAATGGCAGAGTACAGTGCCCCCAATAAAGGATTTAATGCTACTCGAAGAAATATCTTCAGATGCTATTTACATTGCTAATCAATTTGGCGTACCTGAGGTATTGCTTAAGACGTATTTCTCTGGAGCAACGTTTGAAAATCAAGAAGCTTCAGTACGTAGGATGTACCAGGATACTACAATCCCAGAAGCTAAAGACTGGTTAACAGGGTTTAATAATTTCCTTAAGATGGGCGATAGTGGGGTAATTATCAAAGGTACTTACGACCATCTCCCAGTATTACAATCAGACAAGAATGAATCAGCAGACGTAACGAGCAAAGATTCTGCCCGGTTAATGGATATGTTCCTTAAAGGGGCAATAATATATGATAATTGGTTGACAGGTGTGGGATTGCCTTCAGACACTGAAATAGGAGGAAAAAGGATATGGGATTTAACTCCGGAACAAATTGCTATAATAACTAATAGGACATTATATACCAACACCAATGAACAACAAAAAATAAAGATATGAAACTGTCAGTAAAAGATAAACTTAACATGTATTATCCTGTTAAAAGTTCAGGATTGGACTTGCAGGTTAAAGATGTTGACTTAAATAAAAGGATAGTCCAGTTCATTGCTAATACATATATGTTTATGGACAAGGACTTAGATGTATTGATCCCAGGGGTAGCGTTGAAGTCAATAAATGACCGTGGTCCACTTTCACAAGCAGCGGCAAAAATAAAACATTTAAGGGATCATAAACTATCTACTAGGGATATGATAGGTAAACCATTATTGATTGATGAAAGGAATATAAATGGGAATGATGTTTTGTTTTTTGAATCTAAAATAACTAAAGGTACTGATGGGGATGATGTGCTTATAAAATACCAAGAGGGTATATTAGATAACCATTCTATAGGATTTAGATATAGGGATATAGCATTAGCAGATAAAGAATCCAATAATGAGGATGAAAGAAAAAGATTTGATGAATATATTTCTCAAATTATAAATAAACAAGAAGCTGAAGATACTGGGTTCTTTTTTGTTGTAAAACAGATTGAGCTTTTTGAAGCTTCTGCTGTTCCTTTTGGTTCAAATGAATTAACCAATACAGTTGGGATTAAATCAAAAAATAAAGAAGTTGTTTTATTGGATTTGTTTTCTAGAATAGACGTATTAAAATCCCAACTTAAAAGCGGCTCTGCATCTGATGACACAATGAAGGATTTTGAATTACAATTACTACAAATAAAACAAATAATAACAGATATGTTTTATGCCGAACCGTCTATAAAAGAAATATTAAAAACTTCTGATATGGATACTCGACAGGAAAAAACATTTAAAGAATTAATAAATGAATTTAAAATAATTTAAAATGAACGAAGATGAAAAAAAGGCTTTGCTCGATAAAGTTGGAGAGCAAGCAAAAGCAGCAATAGAACCGGACATAACTACGGTAAAAGCTGAGGTAGAATCTTTTAAAAAAACTCTCGATCAATACGTATCTCAGGATGATATTGAAAAAAGGTTTGAAGAAATACAAAAATCGGTCGATAGAATAGGCACCGATGAGATTAAGAAATCTATGGGCGAGCTTGAAGAAATAGTAAAAGCCCAAGGTACTGAAATTGCTAAAAGGCAAGAAATGAAGGATACTAAATCTATATCTATTCACGAAGCTATTGAAACTAGCTTACGGGAAAAAGCTGAAGATTTGGCAAACTTTAAAAACCTTGACAAACAAAGCCATGGTTTAGTACTTAATTTGAAAGCTACTGTTCCAAGATCAAATATTACAAGCGATACAATGGCATTTAGGGTGCCAGGCGTAGGACAAGTACAGCGTAGAAAAATATATCTTGAAGAACTGTTTACAGCCGGGCGGGTTTCTCCTAACAACCATGGTGTAATTAGATATACAGACCAGCAAACACTTACAGACAATGCAGCTTCAATAACTGAAGGAAATGCATCTCCTGGCTCTAACATTACATGGATTGAGGCTAGTATACCCATTCAAAAAGTTGGGAACTCTATTAAAGTTACTAGGGAAATGATGGACGACGTTGATTTTGTTAATAGCGAAATTAACAACTATCTACTTAGAAATGTCGCCCTTGAGGTTGATGCCCAGTTACTTTCTGGTAATTCTACACCTCCTAACTTAGTAGGTCTTGTACAGTCTGCTACTGCTTTTGCTGCTGGTTCTTATGCTGGCACTATTCAAGATGCTAGTATTTACGATCTTATTGCCATTCAGTCAGCTATTATCCAGACAGCCACTTCATTCATGCCTACAGGCGTATTAATGAACCAAGCTGATGCCGTAAGGATGAAGCTTAAAAAAGATGGCGATAATAATTATGTCATTCCTTCTTTTGTTGTACCTACACAAAACGGTGATATAGTAGTCGATGGCATGAGGGTTGTTGTTAACTCAGGGATTACTGCCAATACAATGTATGTTGGTGACTTTACCCGTGGTACTGTTTATTCAAGTGATGATTTACAGCTTGAAATAGGTTACGACGCCGATGATTTTTCTAAAGATTTAGTAACAATTAAAGCACGTAGAAGGCTTGCTCTATTAATCCGATCTGTTGATACTGGCGCATTTAATTATGTATCTAATATTACAACTGCTTTAGCTGCAATTGATAATACGCCTTAAAAAATAAATTATGACTAAAATTAAAGTAGAAATAATTAAAGACGATCCTATAGGATTGGTAAAAGGTGACATTAAAAATTTAGATGTCAATATTGCTGATGATTTAGTTAAATCTAAACAAGCAAAGTATTATAAAGAAAAAACAGTAAAAATAGATTAAAATGAAAAGAGCAATAATTATTATGATCGGGTTGTTTGCTATACTCTTAGCAGTCAAGCCCCAAACAAGTCCAACAGAGGTAGCACCGAATGGCTATATAACAAAACCTGTATATAAATATATCGGGGGTACTACATCGGATACTCTTACAAACACAGACACTTTAACTTATGTTATCAGGGTAAAGGGTAATGAGACACAAGATTTTTGGAGTAAAATATATCTTGATCATGTGTCAGGTACTGCTGGTGGTAAGTTAAAAACATACAAGTCAATAGATGGTGTAAATTATGAAGTAACAGCTTTAGCAGACAGTATAACTGTAGCGTCAGTAACCACTGATATACTTGATACTGAATCTATTACTTTTGATAATTTTAATGCCCCATATTTGAAATATATATATATCCAATCTGGTACGGCAGTAACAGTACCCAGGATTTATATTTATACTAAAACTAATTAATGGTAAACCATAAGGGAGGGGGCAGCCCCTCCCATATTAAAAAACTAATGATTACAAGAAAAAACATAATAACCAAAAGGCTACTTAAGAAAAAGGCAAAAGAAGCTATTGAACTAAAAGAGTATAAAGATATAGGGGAGAGGGAAACAAAAGAATTAAAGATGAAATTATCTACTAAATGAATTTTATAGACATTACATATTTTGTTAATGAAATTAATATCCCTGTGGATGATTACAATCCTGGGACATTAGACGCTGCAATAATTAGGTATCAAAAAGAAATACTTAAAAGCTTGTTGGGATACCAGCTTTGGAAGGAATTAATGGCGGATTTAGATTCATTAGGAAACCCACAAACACAAAAGTTTACTGATTTAGTAGATGGTGCCGAGTTTTCATTTGAGTATGGCGGAGAAACAATTAATACTAAATGGGAGGGGTTAAGAAACGATGATATGGTTTCATTGATAAGTTATTATGTATACTATAAATATCGAAAAGACTTTGACACAAACTACTCAGGGAATTCACAAACAATGCCTATTAATGAAAATTCTCAGGTAATACCTTATGGATATAAGTTAAGTACTATATGGAATTTAATGATAGAATTGTATGGTAAAACTCCTACAAAATATGATGATAATTATATATTCCCTTATAACCCTTATTTTTCAGATAGTATATATACGAACAGTAAAACATGGGACCAGAAGTATTTTTTCTTGAATTTAGATAACTACGTGCATTTTAACGACACACCTAGTGCTTATAATTTTTTATTGGCTAATAAAACAGACTATACTAATTGGATATTTAACCCATTATACGAACAAAATAGCTTCGGGATATGACAGACAGCAAATATTTAGTAGATGTATTTGAAGAGATAGTATGCGATGTAAGGGCAGATTACGACACTAATAATGTACTGCCTTATTATCTCTATGGGCACCCGTTAGATATTAATAATGTTTTGACACAGAAAGCCAAATCACCTGAATTTAGATACAAAAGATACCCATTGATTGCATTGATGCAGGACTTTACCGAAACACATGATAGCTTTGCATATTTCTACACAGTTTCCCCTAAGATATTGATACTAAACTACACAGAACAAAATTATAATAGTAAGCAAAGATATGAGAATGTATTTAAAAATATACTATACCCTATATACGATGAATTAATACAAAATATTTTAGATTCTAATTTAATAGACGTTACAGTAATCGAAGACTTAACGCATACAAAAACAGATAGGTTATACTGGGGCAAAGTAGGGATTCAGGGGAGCCAAGGAAAAATATTTAATGATTTTCTTGACGCTATAGAAATAGATTTTACAGAATTAAAAGTAATTAGGCAATTGGAGCCCTGCACATCATGATAGGTAATCCTAAAAATATAACTACTAGCACCGGGTTACAGGTGGGGGCATTGAGAAAGATCAATTATACTCAGTTTATATCTGCTTTTTTTATAAATACTGACTTTGAATTCACCGATTTAGAAGATTTTCAAGACCAAGATACATGGATACAAGGCATAAAAAATAGATATATATTTCCTTTACTTGCTATTAAAAGGGCCATACCGCAATTAGAAGAAGATAATTACCAATTAAGCAAATTAGATTATGAATATAAAGCTTATAATGGTAAGTATAGGTATATATTAGAATACATCCTCCCAATAGACTATATAAAGGTTTTAAATAATTTCTCAGGACAACAATATAGTATAATATTTTCTGATGTAAATGGATATGTTTATGCATATAGCCCCGATGGCACGAAGATTAAAGGGCTTGGTACTAATTTAATAGACTTCGGTAAAATAAAATTAGGGGATATTAACCCAGCACTTAGCCCACTTAGGATAGAGTTAGAAGATTCTGACCAGATTAACGAACAAGGGATAATACAGAAATTCGATTGGCCTATAAATAGGCTCGAAGTAATATTTGTGTCAATAACAAGCGTAAGCTCGTCAAGCACTGATAATATTACATTTACGGTAAAAGATGAAAATTTTGGGTGCCCGATCATGGGGCTTTCTACATCTGATATAGAACTAGATGACGTATCCGGGGCACAAACAATAGGCGGATTGATCGAAGGCACCCCAGGGGTTTACCAACTATCAAGCATTACCCCAGGGATTACCAACGGTGAAATAATAATCGATACTGATCTTTATTATGGCTCTGAAACTTATGTTTTTACTAATGCAGCGGTTAGTATATCAAACATAACTTATTACTCAGCAACAAAACTAAGGTTTGACGTAAGGCTTGATATAGATTCTAGTTTAATCACAGGCTTGTTGACTGGTGACTTCACAGTGACGGATGATACTAATGGGGCTTTAAGTATAGGCGCATTTAGCGAAGTATCTACAGGAAGATATGAATTATCTAGTTTAAGCGCAGATATGACAACCGGGGATATTGATATAAGCGATGCTACTTATACAGGTAGTGATCCATACGATTTAGATATTGATGTAACGATCGGGGGTACGTATTTAGCGCAAAAAATTGCCGATGGTGCAAATGCAATAATCGTAGAAGTAACAACAACAGAAGACGGGGTACCCGTAACAGGGCTAGGTACAGGGGATTTCAGTATTATAGATGATATATCGGGTAGTTTAACGGTTACAGGAGCATCTGAGGCACCTGCTGGAACCTATACGCTAACTACTAATATAGCCCGTACTTCAGGGGACATAGACGTAGATACGTCTATCTACTCAGGAACAGTAGGTTATGACTTTGAACAACAGACGTTTAGAAACGGTGGGGCTGCTGGTACTACTGATTGGACAGGCGCAGTAGGCGGGATAGCTGAACATTGGGCAATACAAGCACAAGTTAACTCTGTAGCATCTATTGTAACAGGCAACGGATTTACCGGGAACGCCCAACAAGTGTATTATCCTGCAGGTACTTCTGGGGAATCATTAACAGCCATAGCAATATTTTTTAAACCAAGTACAAATTATAAACTATCATTTAAATATAGAAGCGATAGGACTATTACTATTGATTTAATCACTAATTCTTTAAGCTTTTCTGATACATTTTATAGTAATATAGGTAATGCTGGTCCTTATTTGAGTGCCCAGTTTACTACAGGCGCGGCAGATAATGGCATGCAAATATTATTTAACAACTCAAGGTCAGCCGGGCAGACCGGGTATATAGAGATTGATGAAGTAGAAATAATTGAACAATAAACAAGTTTAACTTTAAAAATTAATAAAATGGCTTTAACATGTGTAAACCCTAGCAGATTTGGTCCCGCACTTACTTGCGATGAAAGGGTATTATTTACAGCGGCGAAAGGTTTCGCTCTTTTGGTTCCAGGTACTACTTTTACTAGTGCAACAGATTTAGTAACAGAAGCGACATGGAATACCAAGATAGCAGCGGAATCCGCGTATATTATCCAGAAGGTTATCGATACTGAGGTACAAGATGCTGATAATACTTTTGAAGAAACTTCTTATGGTGATAAGACTTTATTGATCGAAGGCAAGAGAAGTGCCAGGTATAAGATCAAATTGCCTTTAGATCAGCACCAAATTGCCTACGAAAACCTTAATGGTCAACGCTGGGAGCTGATTATATTTGATCTTTCAGGGAATATAATTGCCACTAAAAACACTGATGGCACTATTAGGGGCTTTACTTTGGGGTATTCGCATTTTAATAGGCTCCCTACTGCAAGTGCTGACGCCGGGGTTAATACAATGTTTGATTATGATATCAGTTCAGGTGATTTATCTGAATTGGATGTTAATGGGATTTACATTAATCCAACTTTAGCAGATACTGATGCATGGTCGCCGTTTAATTTAGATGGTGTGCTTAAGGTATATACTAGCTCAGGAAGCATTTCAACCCATGTTTTTACAACTGCGGTATCTTATATTAATACAGCTAGGCCTCTGGCTAGTGGAGCAGCTAGGACAGAAGTTATAAGTGGGTTAACAATAACAAGCTTTGAGGTCATAAACCAAACAGGTGCAGTTATTACCCCTGATAGTGTTACAGAAACCCCGGCTAGTTCAGGTTCTTATGTGGTGACATGTACAACGGCAACTCTTACATCTGGTTCCGTGCAGGTTATCCCAGTAACAACAGCGAAGTATAAGAGCCCGGTTGAAACATTATAGTAATGCCTTTTAACCGCCTGTTAGATAATGTTATACGTGTTAAAAGCGAGTTAAATGATATAATTGTTGGGGCTATGATCGAAAATAAAGCAGAGATCATAGACCTCAACACTTCACAACTCGAAGAGGGAAAGCTATCTACAGGCTCGAACATAACCCCGGAGTATCAATCTGATGATTATAAAAAATTCAAAAAGTCAATAGGCTCAAAATCTCCCTTTGGAGTTCCTGACTTAAAACTCGAAGGCGATTTTTATTCTGGGTTTGATATAATAAAAGGTTCCGGTGGTGCATTTATACATTCTGATGATACCAAAGCCGGTGATTTAGAAGAAAAATACTCATCTAATATATACGGCATAACGGACAAAAACAAACCGGAAGTAGTAGAAAGAATTTTACCACAAATACAAAATGAAGTAAAAAATGAACTTACAAGATAAATTAGAAAGAACGATAAGTTTAGCAGCACTTAAAGCAGCAGGGCAAAACATGTCATTTATTGTGTATAAGATTTTGGGAGGGTATAGTTTTATACAGCCGAAGTTCGGTCCATCGCAATACGAAGCGATATTAATACCCAATAAAGAAAAAGAAATAATAGAAGTAAGAGATGCAGACAATAAGCTTATCAAGACCATTAGTACTGCCGTACCTAAGCCTAGCGAGGATAAAAAAGCAAGTAAGCCAAAATCTAAAGTTGATAAAACTGAAGATAATACACAAGATAAACCTGCGGAGGTATAAGCCTTATAGGGATTGTGATGAGATACTTGCTAAAAAATTCTTTAAAGCCTTAGACACAGGTGATTACAGGCATATATTAAAAACAGATAATTTGCCTGAATACCCTGTTGAGAAGCTCGCGCCTATATGGGATGGGCTAATATCGGAATACGATAAGCTCACAGGGGGTTATAGTTTTGTTACCCAATTAATAGATATAAGGTTTAATCTTATAGACCATAATAAGATAATGTTAATGAATGCATGTTACAACCTTATGTTATTAGGGCAGGACAATGCTGTTAAATACCTACAAGAACAAGGCATTAATATAACTGGTAATACTTATAATGAGCAAATGCGTTTAAGGTCAATGATCTTGATGGAGCAAACAAAGCTTAATATACGTGCAGAACGCGATAAGTCAACACCACAAACAAAGAAAACAACATTCATAGAATCATTAGTAGACTTAGAGAATGCATTAAATGGTAAAAACATCGATGAAGATAAGATAACATTAGCTAAATGGGTAGCCAATGTAAACAGTGCCAACAATAAAATTAAGGCTTTAAAAAATGGGAAAAGCAATAAAAGGTAGTGATTTAATAGACAAGTCCGTTTTACAGTCATTGAATGAGATTGAAAGGTCTTTGCAATCCCTCGTGAAAGGATTTGAACAGGTTACCAAAAGCTCCCAACAGGTACTTAATGCCAATAAGAAAACACAGCAAACATTTTCCCAGGCAAGTGAAAGTATTAAAAAAACCGCTGCCAATACACAGCAATTATCAGCTTTAGAAAAAGAGAGGATAAGGGTACAGAACCAGCTAAATACAACATTAGCGAAATCAATTACAATTAACGATAAAAATACAAAAGACTTACAAAGTAATAAGACAGCTTTACAGCAAAATACAAAGGCGCAAAAACAAGCTGCTGAAATAGCAAGGTTAAGGACTAAAGAGGGGCAAAAGCTTAATCAAACATTAAAGGCACAACAAAAAGAGCTAAGTAGATTAAAAGGTACTTCTGGGGGGCTTACTGGAGCTTTTAAAAAAATGGGTACCCAAATGTTAGCAACAGGGGCTGCCATTTTTGGCATAACTAGATTATTAACTGGGTTTAATAATCTTATAAAAAATGCCATAAATAATGCAGATAAACAATTAAAAGCAGAGAGAAGTTTATTAGTTGCACTAGATGGTAGGGAAGATGTTCAACAAAGATTAATAAAACAAGCCCAGCAATTACAAAAAGAGACCTTATTTGGCGATGAAGAAACAATAAAGGCACAAGCATTAATAGCAGCATTCGTAAAAGAAGGTGACCAAATAGAAAGGATTATTCCATTAGTACAAGATTTGGCTACTGCAAAAGGCATGGATTTAAGTGCGGCAGCTGATTTAGTTAGCAAAACATTAGGCAGTAGCACTAATGCACTTTCCAGATATGGGATACAGGTAGAAGGTACTGTAGGAAGTACCCAGCGTTTAGAATCATTATCTAAAGGCTTATCAAATGCTTTTGGTGGTCAGGCAGTAGCCGCAGCAAAAGCAGGTTCGGGTGGGTTAACCCAATTAAAAAATGTGTTAGGCGATGTATCTGAAAACCTAGGCAAGAAGTTGCTCCCATTTATAAATAGGGTGTCACAGAGTTTAATAAACAAATTAGCCCCACAAGAAAAAGAGGTGAATTTATATAGGCTTCAAAATAGGGAGCTAACAACTCTTTTTGCAAGTCTTAGAAATACTAACCTATCACAAGAAGCACGTAAAAAATTAATAGAAACAATTAATACAAAATATAAAGCTTATTTACCAAATTTATTAACAGAAAAAAGCACATTACAAGATATAGAAAGGGCTGAAGCTTCTATAAATAAACAATTAAAGTTAAAATTAATACAACAGGCATTTCAAGAGGAAATGACCAACATAATAAAAGAAGAGTTAAGAGCCAAAGAAACATTGGTACAAAATGAAATAAACTTAGATAAAGTACAGCAAGATAGAATTATAGCAACTACTGAGGCTGATGTCGCAAATATAAAAAGCAGTGAATTAGCTATAAATATAACTAACTCTCTTGCAAAATCTACAATTGAAAATAATGAAAAAGAAATTGTCAATACAAAAGATAAGTTTAAGCGTATCGGCGAATTATATGGTATTGCATTTAATGAAATAGAAGATATTTTAAATAAACAACAAGAAATAATAACTCAAAATAATAATAAAGAAGAAGAAGAAGAAGAAGAAAAAAATAAAAGAATAACAACTAATAGGATTGCAGAAATAGAATTACAAAACCAAACTGCAATAAATTCCCAGAAAGAATTATTATTAAATAAAGAAATAAATGAACAAGTATTTGCATCTAGGATTTTAGAAATAGAAATAGCAACGCAAGAAAGATTATTGCAAATAAGCAACCTTAGTGCAGAAGAAAGGTTGAACTTTCAAACTCAATTATTAGATAAGAAAAAAGCCTTAATGGATAGCGAAGTAGCATTTATGGAAGGTTTTTTATTTACTGAGCAAGAATATAATGATATAGCTGCTGAAGAAGAGAAAACACAAGCTGAAGAGAGTAAAAGGCTAAATGATGAAGTAACACAAAACAAACTTGCTAATTTAGAAAAAGAAAAACAAGCCAGGGAAGCAATTACGGCAGAATCGATTAATCTTGCTAATAGTATATTTGAATTAGGGTCATCTATTAGGGAGCGTGAGATTTCAGAGATAGAAGCGCAAAAAGAGAAAGAATTAGGACTAGCAGGTGATAATGAAGAAAAAAAGGCAAAAATAGAAGAAAAATACGCCAAAAAATCAGCTGGTATCAAACGTAAACAGGCAATAGCAGATAAAGCACAGGCAATATTTAACGCCTTAATAAATACGGCCGTAGCAGTTACCAAAACATTAGCTTTTCCTGTCCTTTCTGCAATAATTGCAGCCGCTGGGGCCTTACAAGTAGCAGCGATAATAGCTAAGCCTATACCTAAATTTGCCGACGGTGTATTAGACAAACCAGATTCAGGGCTTAGTATAGTTGGTGACGAGATAGGCAGCAAGTCAGGGCATAGCCGGGAACTTATTAACATACCAGGGCAAGGCTTTATGCTCTCTCCTGATAAACCAACATTAATGAATTTACCAAAAGGTTCCGATGTTATCCCTAACATTCAAACCGAATTACTTTTAAAAGGGGGAATCCAATCCGAAAAACTAGATGAAATGATCAATAGTAATAAAAGGATTGAATCAGCTATACGGAACAAGCCTGAACACATTACCAATATAACAGATGCCGGGATAGAATCAATGGTCAGGGCAAAGAATTCTTTAATTAGGGAGAAAAATATTTATCTACGTCAATGAGCGAAGAATATAAATATAGGTTAATTTATAATGGGGATACGCCATTTGATGAATATGTTGATTCACCGGAAGGATGGGATGAATACGGTATTTCTTTTGTAAGGAATGAGTTTTATCATTCTATACGCCCGCGAATTTTAACATCCCTTCGGTTTGACAGGAAATCAGGTGGCGGTGGCGAGTGGATTAAACTTGCTTATGATGAGCAGGGCTTATATGCAGATGTTTCATTATATATAACAAAACGCAACCCGCAAACAGATGATTATGATGCCTTTTATAATTGTGTACTTAATTTTAATAAGTATTCATTAGAACGGGAATATGTTGATATTTCAGCAATAGACAATAATAAAGAAGAGCGGTTTTTCACACGTGACAATATAAGCTACAATTTAAGGGATATTGTATCTACCGATGATGTGACGGTAACCGATTTCGCCAACCAACCGAAAGATATTACATTTAAAGAGATAGATATTAATCTTAATGTAGCGGTTATTGCGAGGTTTGATTTTGACGATTTTATAGGCAAAGCTTTTGAATACCTAACCATAGGCACTACACCACCTTCAACTATGGATATAAAAAATATCCCATTTTTATTAGAAACAACAACAACAAACGCGATAGGTGATAGGTTATTACTGTCTGACGATCCAGACCCTGACAATAGGACAATTATGATATATCAAAATAATTCTGAAGAAGAAAGGATAATATTAACAGGTAAAACAACATGGCAGATATACCAAGATACCATGAATGTACTGGTAAGTACTTATAGCCCATCAGGAGTTACATTAGAAGTAATCGCCGATACTATAGATTCTGATGATAACGTACTTGTATCTAGGCTAATATATACAAAATCATTTACAAGCGGAACAAGGGAGCCTGTAAACTTAGATATTACATTAATTAACACTTTATATACTTCCTGGACTATACCCGCCGGTGGGTCTTTTAGGTTTTACTTTAAATTTTATCCAACAACCCCAATAGTATTGATATCTTATATAAGCGGTATAGCAACATTTGATATTAATTTCACTGAGATTTCACCATCAATAGGCGACACTACGGCAGAATGTTTCTTCCTGCACGAAGCGTTTACCAGGCTAGCCCAATTATCAACAAGCGAAACCGATACGTCTAAACTTTTTTATGCAGAAATATTAGGAAACCTTAACTCTGAATTCCAATCTTATGGGAGTATAGGGGATGCTTCAAACATCGTAATAACAAATGGGTTTGCACTTAGGAAGTTTGCAAACAGGGCAATAAATGTGAATACGAGGGATTTATTCAAAACTATTGACGCTACTCATAACCTAGGT